AGAGGATGATGATGTATTTGGATCAGTAAAAGTTAATAGAAAATATAAACTAACAAACGACGATGATGGAGATGGATTGTGAAGGACATGTTTGAAGAATTTGAATTCATGAAACCAGAAGTAAAACTGGTGTCAGTAACACCAGATGCTGAGAAACATATGGCATATTGTGCCCGTGTTTCAAATCCAAAAAATCAAGACAATGAAAGTTTTGATGGACTTCTTAAGTACTGTATTAAACATCAGCACTGGAGCATTTTTGAACAAGCATCTATGACAGTAGAAATCAATACGACAAGAGGTATTGCAGCTCAGATTTTGCGTCATAGGTCTTTCACTTTCCAAGAGTTTTCTCAACGGTATGCTGATACTAATCTTTTGAATCAAACTATTCCTCTTCCTGAACTTCGTCGTCAAGATACAAAGAATCGTCAGAACTCGATTGATGATCTTCCGGACTATATGAAACTCACTCTACTGGAAGATATTCGTGTTTTGTTTGAGCAGTCTCAGAGGGTCTATGACCGTCTTCTAGAGAAAGGGGTAGCAAAAGAATGTGCAAGGTTCGTTCTGCCTCTTGCAACCCCTACAAGACTCTATATGACAGGTTCTGTGAGGTCTTGGATTCACTACATTGATCTTCGTGCTGGACATGGTACACAAAAGGAACATATGGATATTGCTGAGGCAATTCGTTGTATTTTTACTTGTCAATTCCCTGCAGTTTCTGCTGCTCTTGGTTGGAATCGTGATAACTGTGCTGACTGTGAAAGTATTCAACCATCAGTTCGTATAGACTAAATATTGACATATAAAATGGAGGAATGAATTTGGCAACTTATCCTGTTGTTAATACAAAGACTGGAGAACAAAAAGAAGTAGTTCTCAGTGTTCATGAGTGGGATCAATGGAAAAAAGATAATCCAGACTGGACAAGAGATTGGTCAGATCCATCTACTTGTCCTGCTGCTGGAGAGGTTGGTGAAGTTTATGATAAGTTAAAAAAATCTCATCCAGGGTGGAATGATGTTCTTCATCGAGCATCAAAAGTACCGGGTTCAAAAGTAAAACCAGTTTAATTCTATATGGCAAGAAAAAGAACGAATGATCAACCGATTGGTGTAGGTCTTACCGCAAAACAAATGAAGCGTAAGAAACCAATCAATGCAGATTTGATGAGAGATATTGAACCTCTTACTGAAAATCAAAAACTTCTCTATAAAGCATACGAATCAAATCAAAATATCGTTGCTTATGGTGCAGCAGGAACTGGTAAGACGTTCATTACTCTCTACAATGCACTTCAAGATGTTTTAGATGAGAGAACTCCTTATGAAAAGATTTATATCGTAAGATCTCTTGTTGCCACTCGTGAGATTGGATTTCTTCCTGGAGATCATGAAGATAAATCATCTCTTTACCAAATTCCATATAAGAATATGGTAAAGTATATGTTCCAACTTCCTACAGACGCAGACTTTGAGATGCTTTATGGGGGACTCAAAACTCAAGGAACGATTAGTTTTTGGAGTACTTCTTTTATTCGCGGAACTACTCTGGACAATGCAATCATTATCGTAGACGAATTCCAGAATCTTAACTTTCACGAACTGGATTCTATTATCACTCGTGTTGGTGAACACAGTAAGATTATGTTCTGCGGTGATGCAACTCAGAGTGATTTAATTAAGACCAATGAGAAGAATGGTATTATTGACTTTATGAAGATTCTCCGGGTAATGCCTTCTTTTGATATTATTGAATTTGGTATTGAAGATGTTTGCCGTAGTGGATTGGTTAAAGAATATCTTGTTGCAAAAAATGAATTAGGACTGTAATGACATTTATTCATCATAATTTTCTAGGTGATATTGAATTAGAAAAGAAAGAAACAAACGGCATCCGACTCTATCATCTTCCTGATGGTCAGTGGGTGCCTTCTATTACTTCAGTCACTTCATTTTATAATCGTCAGATCTTTATTAACTGGAGAAAGAGAGTTGGTCTTGAAGAAGCAAATCGTATTACGAAGAGAGCAACAACAAGAGGAACTGATTTTCACCAAGTCTGTCAGGACTATCTTGAAAATAAAGAACTAAATTGGAATGATTATCAACCTCTGACAAAGTTTATGTTTCATCATTTGAAACCCGAACTTGATAAGATAAATAATATTCACGCAATTGAAAGAACTTTATACTCTCAGTATTTTGGACTTGCTGGACGAGTTGATTGTATCGCAGAGTATGAAGGTGAACTTGCGGTTATAGACTTTAAAACTTCGGATAAAATTAAACCGGAAGAATGGATTGAAAACTATTTCGTTCAAGAGATGTTTTATGCATCTGCTTATTATGAGATGACTGGTAAACCAATTAAAAAGTTAATTACATTAATGGTGACTCCTGGTGGAGAGGTTAAGGTGTTTGACAAAAGAAACAAAGACGAGTATATTAAACTACTAGTTCGTTATATTAAAGAATTTGTATCTCACAGTACTAGGCCAGATGGAAAATGAGTTAGAGAAAGTACTAGAAAGTAAATTTTTCTGTCCCTCAAGATTTGCACAGGAGATCGAAAACCTTGTGCAAATTAATGTTGAAATGAATTATATTGATGCAATTATTCATTTCTGTGAACAGAATAACATTGATTTAGAATCAGTTCCAAAACTCATTTCAAAACCACTGAAAGAAAAGATTAAGTATGAAGCAATGGAACTTAACTTTTTGAAAAAGAGTTCTCGTGCAAAATTACCTCTTTAATTCATTTTTAGTGGAAAAATTTTTCCGGTAAAAAATCCTTATATTACTTTTTTTGAATGATGCCATTTGATTCTTATAAAACTTATCTGTCCTTGAAGAATCATTTCACCAAGGACACTTATGACTATTTCAAATATTGTGGTAAGAGTCGTGCAACATTGCAATCATTCTACAAACGAAAAGACCGAATGTGGTTTGAAAAAGTTGCTAGGCAAAAGACAGATCAAGAGGTTGTAGATTTCTTCGTTGCTAACTTTGTCTCCTGTAATGATCCAGAAACTCTTTGGATTGGTGAGATGATTAAAGAAGGAGAAGAGAGATATCAAAATTGGCAAAAGAAAATTCAATCTCTTTCATATCTTTTTAAAGAAGAGAGTCAATCTTTGTTTGAAGAAAATAACTTTCAAGAAGTTTTTAACTGCTCTAAAGGACATCCTCCTCTCCTTAAAAGATTTTTAACTGGTAAAGTCAGTTTAGAAACATTAGTTATTTACGATAAAATCTTTTCATATTCTCGTAATTTTGATAAGAAATTGAAGGATCCTGTGTGGGAAACCGTCAGCCGTAGAATTAAAAAATATAATCCATTTCTAAATATTGATATATTCAGATTTCGTAAAATTTTAAAAGAAATCGTTTTGGAGGATTCATGAGTTTCTTTAGTTCCGAAGTTGTTCGTGCTGAGATGACCGAAATATCAGAGATGCAAGAAGAAGTTTATTCAAACATCTTTAAGTTTCCTACGATGACTAAGGAAGAACGACTGGACCACGTTGAACTTCTTGAACGTCTTTTAGAAAAACAAAAAGTTCTTTATACAAGAATGAGTTTATCTGATGATACTGAAGCAAAACAAATGAAACAACGTATTGTTGAATCTGCAATAATGATGGGTATGCCTCCTAACACTGATATGAATATTATTCTCAATAATATGTCAAAGATGCTTGAGATGATGAAGCAACAGATTGACAAGCACGATCCCAACTGATAGAATATGGGCTGGACGATCCCTTAAGCAAAGTCCCAAAAGCCAAATCCATTTAATACGGAGAAATCTAATGTCATTCGAAAATCTTAAAAAGCAATCCAAACTTGGTTCTCTCACCGAAAAACTGGTGAAAGAAGTTGAAAAAATGAGTGCCACCAGTGGTGGTGAAGATGATCGTCTCTGGAAACCCGAACTTGATAAAACTGGAAACGGTTTTGCAGTGATTCGTTTCCTTCCTGCCCCTGAGGGTGAGGATGTTCCCTGGGCAAAAATTTATTCTCATGGTTTCCAAGGTCCTGGTGGTTGGTATATTGAAAACTCTCTGACCACTCTTGGTCAGAAAGATCCTGTTTCTGAATATAATCGCAAACTGTGGAACAGTGGTAGTGATAAGGACAAGGAAACTGTTCGCAAGCAAAAACGTAAATTGTCTTATTACAGCAACATTTATGTTGTAAAAGACCCTACCAATCCTCAAAACGAAGGTAAAGTCTTCCTGTTCAAGTATGGCAAGAAGATCTTTGACAAGATTATGGAAGCAATGCAACCTGAGTTTGAGGATGAGACTCCTATCAATCCTTTTGACTTCTGGCAGGGTGCGAATTTCAAACTCAAAATCGTTAAGAAAGATGGGTATTGGAACTACGACAAGTCAGAATTTGGTTCAGTTGAACCACTACTGGATGATGACGATGCTCTTGAAGCCATCTGGAAGAAAGAGTATTCGTTGACCGCAGTTACTGCTCCTGATCAGTTCAAGTCTTATGAAGAACTGGAAGCACGTATGAACGTTGTTTTGGGTCTTCAGAATTCTTCTCCTGCACGTTCCCGTGCGGTGATGGAAGAAGAGGAAGAGTATGAGTCTTATGCAGAGAAACCTTCTGCTGAGAGTCGTGTGGTAGAGGAACTTGAACAGTCTTATGCTCGTTCTAAGTCTCCTTCACTTCCTAAGATTACTCAGGATGATGATGAGGACGATGCTCTTGCATATTTTTCGAGACTTGCGAATGATTGATCATTCATAAAGTCTAATATTATCACTTTTCTTAAGGTTCTCAGAAACATATTGCTGAGAACCTTTTTTATATGGCATAATTTCAGCAATATCATCAAATACAACACTTAAGTATCTTGGTTTTAGAATGTATATATTTCTTTTCTTTTCTTCTAGTTCAATTTCATATTGATAATTTGTAATTGGAATTGCGAAGTCTTTCGCATCTTTATATTCACCATTATCATAGTATTGAAGACTGAATTTTTCATCTACGATTAACCCTCTAGGAATAAGTATAGTTCCATTAGAGTCTTTGATCTCTGGAGTTATATAATGCTTAATGCCATTGTAGATTGTATTGTAATCATTGTATTTGTCTAGAACATACTTATCAAATGCTATTTGGGTCATTGGCCATTCTGTTTTTACATCAAGCATATTATTTGAAAGTAGAATAACCCAATCTAATGTTTCATCATTATAAACTTTAAATGCAACGTTATCTGGCCTTTCGTCACCAATAATCTTATACTTTTCAAAGTATGCTAAATTTTGAAAAATGTCATCACGAAGTTTTGCTCTTTTAAAAAGATTTTTTACAACAGTGTAGTCTGAAAGATTTTTTTCATCTTTCACACGATTGACATAAGCAAAATTTGGAACGGATCTAAAATAAAATGCCATTTTTAGTAACCTATTTCTGATTCAAATGTTGTTGATTTTGTCTTGTAATCATCATCATAAACAGGTTCAAGTTCTGAGAATTGCATTGATAGATCATATTGTGTCATCGAACCATCATAAAATGTGGCATAATTCCCTGCTGGAGTATAATTTACATTGAATGATGTAAGGGCACATTCTTTAATTTTATTGATCCAAGGATGCTCATTACCCCCTTGAAGATATTTGATCTCGAATGTGTGTGGAGTTTTTAAAAACAATCCAGTTGTTGCTCTTTTTACAGACATTCCTTGCTTAAAAAATCTTATAATATTTCTGATTCTTTTTGCTTCATCTGGTTCTCTTGCTGATAAACTAAATGTAAAATTAAAAGATCGTAAATTTGGTCCTTGGAACAGAAGTTCCATATTCGGATTTATAATTGCGCCTGTTGTTCTAGTAAGAAGACCTTTTGTTTTTGATGCTTGTTCTGAAAAATAAGCTGCTACTGCTGCTTTAACTTCTGCTTTATTATCTCCAATTAATTTTGTTATACTGTTTATAGATGCTTCTGCACCAACTGCTCCATCTGTAATTGATCCCATTGCAGTTGCTGCCATAATAGCATTAATAGCATTCATTTCTTCTGGTCCCCATTGGACCGTGTTTGAATCACTAATTCCAGGTTGGATTGGAAGAGTAACTGTTTTTCCTCTTTGTTTATCAGTTGCTGTAGATCTACCTTCAAAGGCATTTCCTTCTAGAATTCCTGTTGGACTTAATTTTCTAGGTCTATATTCAAGCATTGTAAAGGTTACACAATCTTGTTTTGTGTCTAGATCTATTGGGTATCTTAAGTATAGATCGTCCGGATATTCACTTACAGGTCTTGCATCAGAAGCAATTGAAATTGCATTAGTCTCTGTGACACCTTTTTGTATATTTTCATTTGATGCTTCTACTCCTTCTTGGTTTGAAGCATCTGGGTTTTCTGGGTCTGGTGTTGCATTTTCTTGTCCCGGAAAATTACCACTTACTTGTCCTGGTAGAGTTCCTGTTACTGTTGCTACACCATTAGTTCCTGGAACTCCAAGTTTTTTTGCTGCTGCTATTCCACCTAAGTTATTAACATTTCCACTATTTAAAACTGTAGAAGCTGGTGCCTTATCCACATAAAGAGAATTATTAATTTGTTCTGCAGTTAAATTTTCTCTTGTTGCTAAATTAGTTAAACTTGTATTTGTAGTTGGACTCCAAGACCAAGTTCCATCTGATTTTTTTCCTAATGTAAATGTTGACCTATCTCCAAATCCTGCTATCAGTGGGTTTATATCTTTGGCATAAGTCCATTTTGCCGTTCCATCACTAAAAGAAGTTAACTGGCCTAAAACAGTTTTATTTCCAATAGGAACTCCTAGTTGACTTTGTTTTACTATATCTGCCATTATTTGGGAAGGAGTTTTATTTATTTAGACGGAATTTTCCATATTGCAATGAGACTAATTCATCCAACTCATTATACTTAACTACGTGAAGTTTTCCTGCAACTTCTTCCCAAGTGTAATTTCTATACTTTCTCCAATGGAAATTCATTCCTCTAAATCCCCATTTTTTAATTTCAGTGCAGGCAATTAGGGGATGTTGGTCATATTCAATATCTGGTGTTTTGGGATTGTAGATAAAGGTATAAAATTTTCCAACTTCTGGAGTAAATACTTGTTCTTTAAAAATTTCTATAATCATTAACATTATATCTTCTGGATCTGTACTTCCAGAAATTTGAACTCTTTTTAAAAGTTCTTTTACTCTTGGAGTGGTTGATGCTTTTTGTACATATTGACCGAAACCTTCTGCCATTATCTTTCACTAAAAAGTTCTTCTTCTGTAATGACTTTGAATTCTAACATTCTATCTGCACACCACTCTTGTGCTGCTTTCCACTTTGCTTGATTCACTGCATAAGTTCTACATTCGTGTAGATATGATTTAGTCACTCTTGATTTTTGTTTTGGAGGAACTGTCTGTTTCTTTGGTTTGACTTCAATCACGTAAGTTTTTATTTGTCCTGATTGTTCTTTTACTTTTATTAAGTAATCTGGAAAGTATCTATGAACTCTACCATCTACAGGAGATACATAACCAATACAAAATTCTTCTGATGCCCAAGAAATTATACTTGGATTATGGTCGCAATAATAACAAAATCGTCTTTCCCAACTGCTTCTGCAGATAATATTATTTGCGTCACCTTGATATTTTTCTGGATAGGATGGTTTGTAGATACTTTTGATACTCTCTGCCATTTCCAGCATACATAATATAACAGTAAAAGTATTTATAAATGGCTGCTTCTTCTCCTAAGCCCAAAAATTATAATGTAAGTGATTTAAAAACTTTTATACTTCAACCTGCATTAACTTCTAATTTTGAAGTCTATGTCTCTCCACCTCCAGGACCAGCTAATAGTTTTATAAATCAAATAATGAGAAAAAGTATGACTGAAATTTTAACCGTCAGTTGTTCTGAGGCATCTCTTCCTGGATCATCATTAACAACACACGAATTGAACAATGATTTTACTGGTGTTACCCAGAGACACGCTTACCGTAGATTGTATGATGATAGATCGGATTTTACTTTTTATGTAAATAATACTTATGATCAAATTAGATTTTTTGAAAGGTGGATGCAATTTATTGTTGGGGAACAAATTGCATTAAAGGGGTCAACTGCTTTTTTCAGAGTTCAATATCCAAAAAATTATAAGACAAATATTTACATTACAAAATTCGAAAGATCTGCACAAACAAAAACTGGGTTTGGAAAAGAAAAGTCAGTAAATGGTCCATATAAAGGACCAACAATGGTGTATGAATTTATTAATGCTTTTCCAATTTCTGTGACATCAATGCCAGTGTCTTATGATAGTTCTCAATTATTAAAGTGTACCGTTTCTTTTACTTATGATAGGTATATTATGAATAATGTTTCTGGACTACCAAATACAGGAACTGGAGAACCTTCTCAGTCTCCAGCACCGGGAGTTCCTAATTCTAACAGTGTTTCTTACACTGGTGGAGTTTCTCAGGATGCATTCCTTGGTGATACATCCCTTATCGGAGACTATAGTGGAACTTTTAATAATGTTTCTCCAAATCAACTTAATAGGCAACCAGCATTTTCTGTAAGTGAAATAAATGGATTTGTTGCCGAAGAAAGATCCGTTGGTAATATAAATTCTGAATTTACATATAATCCAGTAACGGAGAGATATGATCCTAGAGATTAGTAATAAATAAAGTACCTGAATTGTATAGGAGATTATGCCTTTACCAAAAATTGCTACTCCAACTTATGAATTGGAATTGCCTTCAACTGGTCAAACAATAAAATATAGACCTTTTTTAGTTAAAGAAGAAAAACTTTTAGTGATTGCTTTAGAATCTGAAGATACTAAACAAATTACTAATGCAATTAAAACCGTAATTAAAAACTGTATTGAAACAAAAGGAATTAAAGTAGAAACTCTACCAACATTTGATATTGAATATTTGTTTTTAAATATTCGTGGTAAGTCTGTGGGTGAAGAAATAGATGTTAATATTATTTGTCCAGATGATGGTGAAACTACAGTGCCTATTAAGATAAATGTTGATGATATCAGTGTTCAAAAAGATGATACTCACGATAATAGAATTAAATTAGATTCTCATCTAATGATGGAAATGAAGTATCCTTCATTAGATCAATTTATTAAAAATAACTTTGATTTATCTAATAATAATGCATTAGAGCAATCTTTTGAACTTGTAGCTTCTTGCGTAGATAAAATTTATAATGAAGAAGATGTTTGGTCTTCTGCAGATGTAACTAAAAAAGAACTTATGGAGTTCTTGGATCAAATGAATACAACTCAATTTAAACAGATTGAGAGATTCTTTGAAACAATGCCTAAACTTTCTCATAAAGTTATGGTGAAGAATCCTAAAACAGAAGTTGAAAGTGAGGTAGTTCTGGAGGGTCTTTCAAGTTTTTTCGCATAGCACTGATCCATATGGATCTTGAAAATTATTTTCGACTCAATTTTTCGTTGATGCAGTATCATAAATACTCATTGACGGAAATAGAAAATATGATACCCTGGGAAAGGGACATTTATGTTGAATTTCTCAGACAACATATAGAAGAAGAAGAGTACAAACAGCAGGCACAACAAAGTAATGGCTGGTAATCCAACTTTACCTACAGAGAATATAAATGAGGTAATTTTAAGATTACTGGCCTTAGAACCTAATGAAGTAGATGAACTTGATTATGATACTTATAAGTCTCGTTTAAGAGAAATTTTAGTCGAAGTTACTACATCAAAAAGAAAAATTGATGATACTGAATTTAATTTAGTAAAAAATGAATTTAAACGAGTAAGGGGAAAGAAAGGAAGATTTAAAATTAAGAAAACGAAAATAACTGCTAGTGGTCTTGGTATCGGTTTTAATGGAATAAAAAAACAGATATTAGGAACTAAACAGAAATTAATGTTAGCTCCTGTTGGGGGAGTTCCGAAACAGACAGAAGATATATCTAAAGGAAAAGGTTCCGACTCTGATGTTTTATCAAGAATTAGTAAAACTCTTGATTCAATATTAGAAACTTTAATTAATATTAATAAAGAAAATAAAAATAAAAGTGAAAAAGAACGTAGAGATGCTGAAGATAAAAGAAGACAATCAAAAGAAAAAGAATTAGAATCTAAACCATTTGAAGGTCTTAAAAAAGTAGTATCAGCAATTACAAAACCTTTTCAATCTATTTGGGATAGAGTAGTAGATTTTATTACTAATATTATTTTAGGTAGAATAGTATTAAAATTAATTGATTGGTTTGGTGATCCAGAAAATCAGAAAAAAATTAGAAGTCTAGTTAGATTTTTTAAAGATCATTGGCCAACTCTTTTAGCACTATATTTAAGATTTGGAACTGGTATTGGTAGATTTGTTGGAAAATTAGGTGGCATATTAATTAAAGGTGCTTTTAAGTTAACTGGACTTGCTGCAAAACTTGCAGTTAAAGCAGGTATAGGAAAAGCAGGAGGTAAATTATCTAAAGTTGCAGGATTTCTTGGAGGTCCAAGAGGAAAGGCAGTTGCATCTGGTCTTGGAATTGCTGCTGATGTTGCAGTAACTGCTGGTACTGCAATTGGAGTTGAAAAACTTTTTGGTGGGGATGAAAAGGTACAAGGGTTTTCTGGTGGTGGATATGTAAAACCAAGATTTCCTGCATTTTCTGGTGGTGGATTTAATTTTAAAGGATTGATGGGTGGTGCCTCTTTGGGTGCTATGTTTGGTCCTCTTGGAATGTTACTTGGTGCTGGTGTTGGTTCTGGAATGTTTAATGGTCTTATAAAAGGACCAGGCGGATCAAAAGGAGATAAAATTCCTGCAATGCTTTCTGATGGTGAGTTTGTAATGTCTGCTGGTGCAGTTAATAAGTATGGTGTTGATACTCTGGAAGCAATGAATGCTGCTGGAGGAGGAACTAATACTCCTAAAATTGCGAATGGAATTATTCGTGCTGCTGGTGGTGGATATGTTGGAGATGCTGGAGCTGCACAAGATGCTTGGATAAAGTATATGAATGCAAATCCAGAAAAGTTTGCTAAACATACTGGTATATATGGAACTGCTGAAGCTACAAGTGATGCTGCTAAGGATTTTCTAAAAACTTTTATGAAAACTGGACAACCTCCAGATTGGGCAAAGTTTGTTCAGGGAGTTGAAGATGCAAAAGCATCGGCACCAAAACCTCCTTCTGGTCAACCTTCTAGACCTAGACAGGAACCATATTCAACAAGAAGATCGCAAAGAACTCCAGGATCTTCTTGGTGGGAGAACTTTAGATCTCAGCAAGGAACAAGAACTCAAACCCCTCCTCCAAGTTCTCCTCCACCAAATACATCATCAACATCTTTGATGAGAAGACCAACATCGGCACTCTCTACAAATGTTAGAAGTCCTGGTACAATGAGACCTCGTGGTTATGGTGGAGCACTTCAGGCAGCATTTGCCGCAATGGAATTTGCCGATAGAAAACAGCAAGGTCAAACAAATGCACAAGCAGGTCTTGGTGCTGCTGGATCTGCTTTAGGTGGTTCTGTTGGTTGGATGGCTGGAGCAAAAGCAGGGGCACTTCTTGGAGGTGCAATCGGTGCTATGTTTGGTGGTGTTGGTGCTGCACCTGGTGCTGCTATAGGTGCAATTATTGGTGGAGTTGCTGGTGGATTTGGTGGTGCATCTTTGGGCGGAAAACTTGCGGATGATGTGTCTGGGGTTAATGCAGCAAAAGAAAGATTAAGTCGTGGTGGAGTTGGTGGAGCAATTAAAGGTGGTTTTGGTTTGAAAAAAGAAACTCCTAAAGATGAATTTAAAAATGCACCAAAAACTATGGTTATGACTGATGATAAGGGAAGACCTTTTGTTGGGCATAAAGCAATGAAGGGTGGAAAATTAACTTATGTAAGACCATCAAAACCAGGAACTGGAACAACAAATCCTTTAGAAATGATTGGTAGAGCAATCAATCCAAGTGCTTATCGTGACAGTGATGCAAGACTTGCGATGAAAAATCAAAAAATTGCAATGGTTAATGCATTGGAAAGATTCCAATCGCAGGGAATGTCAAAAGATGCTCAGGCAAGAATGATGAAGCAAATGGGAGGAAATTTGAAAGACGTTCAAAATGATTTGAACTATAGAAAGACCACCCAAAAGAAGAACGCGGAAGAACAAAAAAGACTAATGAGTGGAAATGATAAAATGTCTGTTATGAGAAGAAATAATGCAGCAAGGATTTCTTCAAATCAAACAAGAAAACCATCAGTAAAACCATTACCTAAACCAAAACCAAGACCATATACACCTGCAGGTGGAGGAATGGGAGGAAGAAGAGGTAGTGGAGCAAGACCAACAACATCAACTAGACCACCAAGTTTTTCTCCAACTCATAAGAAAGGAACACAAACCACACAAGCAGCATTGGGAGTTAAGAAGAAATAATGGCTAATTTAGTTCCTTATAAAAAACCAAATACTGCTATTATTAAAGCAGATAAATTATTACCAAGAGTAAATATTTCTTCTATTGTTTCTAAAAAAGATTCTCCTAAACTTCTTGAAAGTCCTTTATTAAAAATTGAAAGAAAAGTTATTAAGATTGATAGTCTTTTAAAAGACTCTTTATTGCTTGCTAAAAAAGAAAGTGAAAAAAGTAGAATAAAAAAAGAAGAAAAAAAATACGATCAAAGAGAAAAGGAATTAGAAAAGAAAAAACCAAAACTACCTAGTGGAATTAAAATTCCTTCTTTGCCGGGTGGAGGTATTTTTGGATGGATTAAAAATTTTGTTGTTCAAACTATTCTAGGGTTTATTACAGTAAGATTAATTGAACATTTGCCAAAATTATTACAAGTTTTGCCTGTAATTATCAAGGTAAGTGATTTCTTTATCGATATTGGAGGAAAACTTTTAGATGGTTTGGTGACTTTTGTTGACAAGGCATATGATTTAGTTGATAATACTCGTAAGTTTGCAAAAACTATTGGTGGCGAAAGTCTAGCACAGAACTTTGATAAATTTGCTGGTGCTGTTGATAATGTTATTGAAGTTGCAATGATTGCGGCACTTGCAACTGCTGATAGTGGTTCTGGTGGAGATTTATTAGACTTAGGAAAAGATTTTTTTAAAAGAAAAGGTGTACAGCAAGCAGCACAAACTGCAGGACAGCAAGCAGCAGGAACTGCGGCAAGAGGAGCAGGTCTTGGTGCAGGAGCAGTTACTGGTATTGTTGCTGGTGCTGGATTGCTTGCATCTGCTTTAGGTGAAGGTGCATTTCAAGTAAGGAAGATTGCAGTAAAACCAATTCAAAATCTTGAAAATGAATATAAAAAAGATAAAAATCCTTTTACAAAAATTGGACGTGGTGTTGTTCTTAGTATGGTTCGTCCTCTTTATGGTGTTTTTTCTACTGTTGGATTTTTATTAGATGTAGTTGGTGCTCCTTTTAGATATGCAATTGAACTCTTGCGTTTTCCATTTTTAAGTGAAGAAGATAAAAAGAAACAAGCAAACAATCTTGCAAAGTTTGATGCAAGGATTCGTGAAGATTTGAGAAAAGCATTGAATATGCTTACTCTTGGATTTGCTTTTAAGGAAAAGGGTTCCTTTGGAAACATTTATGGAAACAAAGGTGCCCAAAAAGAAATGATGAGTAAAATGTCTGGTGGTGGGCAACCAAAAACCCGTGGTGGTAAATTAGTTACTGGCGGATCAAAAAGAACTATTAAGAAGAAAAAAACACGTAGAGTAGTATCTTTTACCCCAACAAAAATAAAACCGGGAAGATCTTCTGGTGGGGAAGATAAAATTCAAAAAATATTTCCGAATCCAGAAAAACCTCAAGGATTTTTAGGATTTTTAGGTGGTTTATTTGGTGGTGGTAATCAACAGCAACCTCAGCAATCAAGACAAGAACTTCCAAGAGAAAAAACAATAAATCCTCAGGAGTTTTTAGTTAAAAGTAATGATATTTTAGGAACTGCAAGTTTCTTTGGACCATTTTTTACGATAGCATATAAAACTGTATTGGGGGATAAACCAAATAAATTGGACTATATGAATGTTGGAAAAGGATTAAATGCTTGGATGCAGGGAGTATTTAAATCCGGTCCTCTTGGATTTGCTGGTGGAGGTGAAGTAGATACAAAGCAATTTTTTGAAGGTGAGGATTATACTAATGTAATTGCAAGATCAGTTGAAGATTCTGTTTCTAAAGAAGTGAATAGAACAATGGTTAATTTATCTAAAGAACTTTCTTTGAAACCTGTTGGTAGAGAAGAGATGATCCAACAGAATATTCAAAGAGGAACTGAAGGAACTGAACCAGAAAATCTAGAAACGGCTGGTGGTGCTGTTGCTGCTTCTCAATTATACAAAGAAATAGGTGCTAATTTAGAGCAATGGGATATTTTTAGAAATAGTATAGCTTTGATTGAATCTAAAGGTAAATATGGAATTCCTGGTGGAAGTGGTATGCATTATGATGGTAGGTATCAAATGGGTGAAGCTGCTAAAAAAGATGGAGCAAGAGTTGCTGGTGTTTCTTATCCTGGACATTCAAGTGATCCGAATGCACACGTAAGAGTTTCATTTAGAAATAATCCACAATTACAAGAAACTATTTTTACTGGATACACTTTAGCTAATCATAGATATTTGATGAGAAATCCAAAATATAGGTCTGCAAGTGTTGAAAGAAAGTTGCAGATTCTTGGATATGCACACAACCAAGGAATGGGAGGTGCTGAAAGTTGGTTAACCACTGGTGTTGTTGGTGCTGATGGATTTGGAACTAAAGGGACAAAATATACAGATTTAATTGCTAGGAATTTTAAAGCAAAAAAAAGTGGAGGACAAATGCAACTTGCTCAAGGAGCAGTAGGTGTCCCTAGTACATCTCCAGGTGGTGTTCCGAGTGGAAATGTTAGTCAAAAAGGACTACCTCCTCTTCCTCCCACTAATACTCTTCCG